GACTGGCAACTACTCATAGGTGAACCAGAAGTTGGCGATCTTGGGGTGATTCCGTTAACTTCATTAAATGATAGAGGGTTTAGGGCATTTCAATTCAACCCACTGACTAGTTTCCGCCCAAGTTTTTTACCCATTGAGATAGTTAATGTTTACCATGACGTGTTATGGTACTCGCCTAAACTTAAAAGTGGCCAGTTACTTTGTGTTCCATTAAATGATGGGCCGGAACCAGAGTGCGTATATTTTGTTAAAGATATTAGTCGCAGCAGTGAGATAGTCAGATATGATTTAGCCTTTTAAAGGTCGCGATACACAGAGAATACCACGGTATATGAGTTCAAGTTTACAAATCAATGATGAAATGAGAGCATTTGATCGCAAGGATCGTGCTTATTACGACAACTTTACAGATGAAGATCGTAAGAAGTTTTCAACCTATCTGATGTTGCGATATGGAGCAAGTGTAATGCACGATGCTGCTCATCAGGCATATTATCTCATGGCCGCCAATGAATATCTTAATATCAACTTTTTTAACATTAATAAACATCCTAAGCTGCAGTGGTTATTGTGTACCGCAGTTAGCCCTGGTAAAGGTACACAAAAACATTACTGGTTAGCGGCAAAGAAAAAGCAAGGTGATAATAACAAAGCAGAAAAGTTTTTAACAGTATTGTTTCCTCAATTGAAGTCAGACGAAATTAAACTATTGGCAGAAATAAATGATAAGGACGATCTTAAACACCTGGCAAGAGAACATGGTTGGGATGACAAACGAATTAAATCAGACTTATAAATGTCGTTATTGTGAAAAAGCATTTCGACGAGAATCGTCGTTGGCAGCGCATCTCTGCGAACCCAAGCGTTGCTGGCAACAGGAAAAAGAAACAGGAGTCCAATTGGGATTAAAAGCCTACTTACGATTTTATGAAATAACACAAGGTAGCGCCAAGCTAAAATCATACGCAGATTTTGTTACCAGTCTTTATTATAATGCTTTTGTTAAGTTTGGAAGATATTGCCAATCTATTCGTTGTATTAATTTTGCTGTCTATCTTGAATGGTTGTTAAAAAATAACAAAAAGATAGACCAATGGTGCAGCGATAAACTATATGTGGAATGGTTACCAGAGTATTTAAAAAAAGAAGCAGTACACGATGCATTAGAACGTGCCGTTACAGAGATGCAGGATTATGCAGATGCTAATACAGAAATCAAAAACGATTTTAACGATTATTTTAGATACAGTAACAATAATAGGATCATACATCATATTACAACTGGCCGTATTAGCCCTTGGATCGTTTACAACTGTGCCAGTGGAGTAGAGTTTTTGGACGCACTCACTGAAGAACAAATTGCAATAGTTCTACCTTGGATCAATCCTCCATTCTGGGATAAAAAGTTTCAAGATTATCTGTCAGATTCTCTCTGGGTTAAAGATATTCTTAAACAAGCAGGGCTTTAGGTATATCGACCTTGACAAAGAGAAAAATAAAACTGATGCAGGAAAACGAAGAAGGATGGGTGATTCAAAAAGCAACAATTGATCACATTCCACACAATAAAGGTAAGAAAAGTGATACAGACAGTTAAACGATTCTTAAGTGACATTGATATAGACTTTAGGGATCGTACACAGATATTGAAACTGATAGATCATATTCCGGCAAGTATGATCAGCAAGGCTGGAGCGAAAAAACATGCATCAGGAATTTATGTAACCAATATCCCACAAGACCCATTTACTGCACATGCTAGCATTGATTACAATGACGCAGAAGATAGAGGTTATATCAAGTTGGATTTTTTAAATGTAAATTTATACAAACACATCCGTGACGAAGCACATCTGATTGAGCTTATGAGAGAACCTGATTGGACTAAATTATATGATCCGGCCATATGCGCACAATTGTTGCATATAAATGCACACTATGACTTACTGATTAAAATGCCAGAAGCTGTTAATTCTGTTGCCAGACTGGCAATGTTTCTTGCCATCATACGCCCTGCTAAGAGGCATCTAATTGGCAAAACCTGGCAAGAAGTTGCTAACACGGTGTGGGATAATTCTGGCGACGGTAAAAGCTATGCATATAAACGTGCCCATGCCATAAGCTACAGTCAATTAGTTGTGGTAAATATGAATCTTTTAAACGACACAGGATCACTACAAGACTTGACGAACTAAGATAATGGATTTCTTCTTACTGCGTTTTTTGATTAAATCAAGCAAACTGGTGCACGGACCACATATCACCATAACATCTTTGCTGACAAATGTCTGAAGATAAGGTTTAAAAATAGCCCATTCCTCTCTGAGGAATATGTTTATAGGAATTGACCTATTTGATTCCCACCACCAGGAATTGGCCAATTCTAAGAATTGATATTTTAAATGAGGTTCGACTATCTTACCAAAGTTATATAACGTTATAACTGCGTTGTCGTGATTCTGAACAATCCCGACGTATTCTGTGCTGGCATACGAAAGTACCGTTATAAACGGATATTTGGTTGCTAACTGTTGAAAGAAGTTATTGCCCATAAATACTATAATGTTTTCATCCTCAATTTATTTATATCAACAACGGCACAGGGTAATGTTAGTGGATACCAGTGCGAATCTAACGTCAAAGAGGTACCAAATCGTGTATGCTAAAAATTTAAAATTGAACAAAGGCACAGACAATGTGTTAATTTTTACATTTATTAATCAAGATCAGAAACCGGTGAATATCACCAGTTCGACCTTTACCTTCCGTATAATTAATCGAGAAGGAGGAAGTCAATTATTAGCCAAGGATCTGACAACAGTCAGTGCCACCACAGGCTCAGCAAAAGTAATAATTACAGAACAAGAATTAGAGAGTGTCTCGGCTCAGAAAGCCAATTACTCTATTGAACGATCTACATCCGATTCGGATCTCTTTGAAACAGCGTTTGTTGATGATAATTGCGGAGGCCGGGGAGTGATCGAGATACTAGACTCAACATATCCGTCTAGTCCCGACAGTTTAGATGTTACTATTCCTACTCATGGCGATGACACGTCTTACTATTCCAGCCAATGGCAAGGAACCAGTGCCGGCTTACAAACACTTCAGTATAAACCTACAGTCTTCACTGGCAGTTTAACAATCCAGGGTGCAGTAGATACCAGTGGCCAATGGTATAGTATTGGGTCAGCCACTTCATTAACGGCATCAAGCACTACCGGATATGTTAATATCACGGGTTACCATCCATATCTTAAATTATATATTCAAGATGTAACAGCTGGAAGCATTAGTAGCATCAGTTTAAGATAGGTAAATTCCATTACAATTGTACCAAAATAGGCTATTATTGTAAGAAAATTAATATCAAAAATTTTGCTTTTTAGTCTCAATGATGTTATACTAACACAATGTTGGATATTTTGGATTTATTGCCGGTAAAACGTAAACTAACCGCTGGAGGTTGGTGGAGTTTTAATGCGCCCTGCTGCGTACACAACAGCCAGAGTGCTGACAAACGTAGTCGCGGTGGTATAAAAGCCACTGATCAAGACTGGAGTTATTCCTGTTTTAACTGCGGGTTTACAGCTAGTTTTAAATTAGGCAGGGTATTATCATTCAAAGCTAGAAAATTATTAAGTTGGATGAACGTAGATACAACAACTATATCTATCATTAATCTCGACAGCCTAAGGCATAAGAGCCTGGACCAGTTGGTCGAGGGCAGGACAGTATTGGTAGTAGATAAAATATCTTTTAATAAAATTGATTTACCTGACAATCTAAGATTAATTGAACCAACTGATCTTAAATACATACACTATCTGGAATCCAGATCTATCAGAGCAGACGAATACCCATATATGGTATCACCAGATGCCAATGGCAGACAATCAAATAGAATAGTGATACCATACACTTATAACAGCGAGGTCGTGGGCTATTCTGCCAGATATTTAGATGATCGTCAGCCAAAATATATCAATGAACAGCAACCAGGGTATGTATTTGGAACAGACCTGCAACAGACTTCCTGGACACAGGCCATTGTGGTCGAAGGGGTATTTGATGCATTGGCGATCGATGGACTGGCCGTTTTGCATAATACAATAAATGATAAACAAGCACAGTTAATAAACTCATTGCATAAGGAAGTCACTGTTGTTCCGGATCAGGATTTGGCTGGGTTGGCCATAATTGATAGGGCATTAGAATTAGGATGGGCAGTCAGTCTACCATTATGGCATCAGGATATCAAGGATGTCAATGATGCTGTAAAACGTTATAGCAGACTCGGAACTCTACTAAGTATAATGCAGGCCCGAGAAACTAGTCGAATTAAAATAGAACTAAGGAGGAAACAGCTTGTTAAAAGATTACGGACCTGAGATACAAAAATTATTTTTAGAGATGATGGTGCAGGACGCAGAAAGTTATATTCGCGTACACAATATATTTAATCCATCAAATTTTGATCGTCTGCTGAAGCCGGTGGCTGAGTTTATTAAAACGCACACCGAAGAGTTTAAAACCATGCCCGACCGCGCACAAATTAAGGCAGTCACTGGAGTTACTTTGACAGAAATTCCAGACATGATTGCAGGACATTATGATTGGTTTTTGTCAGAGTTTGAAAAATTTACTCGTAGACAAGAGCTTGAACGTGCCATTCTCAAGTCAGCTGACTCTGT